GGATGACCTAATTCTCCAAAAGCACGATTCTTTCTAATATACTCTTCTGTATATCTATTAACTTCTTTTTTTAAAGTATCATATTTGTACATTCTTCCATTCTTGTTCTTTTGTTCAGATACAAGAAAAGGACCGGAAATGTACATAGATTTCTTACCGTCAGTTTCTTCGGTTATATATTCTACTTCTTCAAAGATTTCTTTAATTAACTTCATGAATATCTCTTATGGTTTTACTGCATATGGACCATAGTTAAATGCAGCAGGATCAGCAATCCAACCAGCATCAAAATATCGATTGTCTTTATGAAATTCCATGATAACTGTATACGCAGCATTTGCAGTTGTTCCAACAGTTTGAATTGTGACATTGCCTGTTGGATTTGTTGCATTATTTGGAATTACCGGTAAATTATCGTTTGGATTAGTATCTCCTGCACCAACACCAAGAGCGAAAATTGTTTTATCTGACCCGCCGCCCGTTCCTTGCCATTTTATTTGCAAGTGACCGACTTCTGCATCAACGCTGTATACAACTCTTTTTAACGCCAAACAATTTGCTCCAAAAGTGGCCGAAACTGTATTACCTGCATAATAAGGTAGATTGTTTGCGTTTAATACTCCGTTTAATGTTCTCGGATCCAACATAACAGTTTGAATTTCGTCTCCTCCGGCACTATCAAAAATGCCTACGCGCTTTATAACAACACGTTTTGTTGTATCTATTAAAATTTGCGTACTATTTGAAGTTGCCATTTTTTATTCCTCAGATTCTTCTGTTTCTGGTTGGTTTACGCCAATCAAAGTTTGTGCCAATTCTTGTTTTTTTGTTTCGATATGTGCAGAAACTCTATCATGTATTGCAGAGTAAAGTGCATTTCGAAATTCTACACCATTATCTTCATATGCATAATCAATAATATTTCTTGTATCAGACATAATTTTCTCCAGTTTAAATATTTATAATATATTATTGTTGTGGCGCTTGTGGAGGCACAGGCGGCCTCTCTTGTTGTGTCATATTCATCATTTGTTGTTGTGCTATATTATTTGTAACATCAACTGGCAACCCTAAACCTAATAACCTCTCTTCATCCATTTCTTGTTGCATTATTTGTATTTCATCATCAGTTAGTCTCAATACATGTCTTTGGATCCAAGATTGTGAAAAATAACGTCCTGTATAATTGTCAACTTGTTGCAACAAACCCAATCTTTCTTTCATCAACTCCGCTTCTCTCATTTCAGTAAAATTATTATCTCTAATAAAATCAAAATAAATGTATTCTTTAAAATCTGTCCATTCTTCTTCTGTGCAGATACCTTTTAGAACGCATTGCACTCTTAATGTCTGATCAAATAAATCAGAGAATTTGTTACGCATTCTTTCGACAAATTTAGAAAATTTTAATTCATCTCTTGTGACTTCAGTAACACGATTGAATGAAAACCCTGCACTATTTGGGTCTAATCTGGAAATTGGAACGCATAAAGCTTTGTACAGTTTCTTTTCAAAATACTTAACATCTTCTAGTTCGCCTAGGTTTTGGCCACCTGGTAATGTGCTAATTTCTGTGCCTTTACCACCTTCACGGCGAGGCAACCAAAAATCTTCCATCATTGATAAGAATTTGCGATCATCTCGGACTTCACCTGTATTTGCATCATAGACAAGTTTATTTTTATACTTAACCATAATATCACGCATATATTGTTCTGCTTTTAATTTTGGTAAATTGCCAACGTCAATATAAAAAATTCTTCTTTCTGGTGCTCTTGAGATACGATAGATAACAGTTGCATCTTCAATCATACGCAACTGATTTAAAGGCTTGATTGCTTTATGTAAATATGATAATACAACTGAACGGCGAGAATCCATAAGACCAGAAACAACAGAAATGATAGAATCTGTAGTGATTCTGACACCAACAGGACCAAAATTAGAAGAAGATGTGGAAACGAGTTTGTCATTAAAAAGATAATACTCATTTACAGTATCCATCACTTCTGCGCCAGTTCGTTCATCTTTTCTCTTTTTGATTTCTCTCACTTTACGCAGTTTTCTTGGATCAATATAACGCAATTCTTTTATGCCTTGCGTTGGATTTTCACGGTCTATTAAGATATGATAATACAATCTACCATCAATATAATATCGTCTAAAAATATCAGCCGCCATATTGTTGTAATTTAACAATTTTAATAGTGTGTGAAATTCTGCTTTGATGGCATTTTTGATTTTTTCTGGTTGTTTAAGATTATCTAAAACAATTTTGATAATTGTTCCGTCATCATCTTGTGATATTGCTTCATTAACAATATCATCGATTGCTGATTCGATTTCAGGTTGCATCGCCATTTCACGATATCTTGAAATTAATTCTACTTCATTTTTTGCAGTACCGTCTAAGTCAACATATGTTCCATAATACGCTGCGGAACTTATAGTTAATGCACCGTCATCATTATTAGGTGGCGTGAAAGATGGCTGAGCATTTTTTTGCTCAGCTTCATCTTTGCTTATGGTAAAACCAAAAAGACTAAATTTATTTGCCATTATATTACCTTATTCACAATTAGAACCACAAAATATTTAGGTGGTTGTTGGAACTGATTCCCACCATTGGTAAGCAAATGTTACCTGATATTCCTCAATAGAATCATTGCTACTCCAATCCAAATCAATTGGTGAAATATCTGTTGGGAACATTCCAATAAAGTTATACTCTTTTAATGTGTCACCTGTTTTTCCAAATTGTGTGACCTTTGCATCTGATGTATACGTTACAGGCGATTTTGCGTTTGTATTACGAATATTACCTCTATGACTATTGATCGCATTCATCCAAGATTCCATAGAATTTCTAATTGTGAAATCTTCGTCATTGATAATCTGTAATGTCCAATCAGCAAATGTTCTGTTACCTGCAAACTTTACTTCGCGCCCAAAGTAATAAACTGGAACTTGTCCAATTGTAGAACCTGGCAATTGTGCTGCTCTGGCCATAAATGTTAGTTTCTGGCCAGAAGCAATTCCGTTTGCTGCAATAACTGGAAAAGAAAGTGATACTGAAAATAGATTGGGACGGGCACCGTCTCCTATCATATTTGCTCTAAATTCGGCTACGTTGAATGCCATTATTAAATCTCCTTTATTGTTTTATTTATTAGAACTGTCCAACAATCTCACTAAAGTTAACACCAGTTCTCACAGCAACAAAGTTCAATTGAATAAAATTAATTGAACGGGCAGGCTTCACATAAATGTCTCCGACAAACTGATTGGAATCTATAACTTGAGACGTATTATTTGTTGTATCACAAACAACACGGAAGTCATAAATGCCTCTACGACCTTGTACATCACGCAAGAAAGGTGTGACTAACGCAACAAATTGAGAGCGAGTAAATTCATCATTAAATTCAAATAATGAATATTTAGATGCTTGTGCAATAGTTTTTTCTAATACGATAAACAATCTACGAACATTAATTCTGTCAAAAGCAGAAGGCTTTGTTGTAAAAGTTTTGTCGCCAAACAATACAGTACCTTGTCCAGGGAAAGTTCCAACTGGATTAATACCTAAAGGATAAATCGTATCTCTTTGTGTTTTTGTAGGATTCCATGCCAACTTGACAACATTCTTTAGTGCGCCACGATTAAAACCAGCAGGTGAGAACCATGGATCTCTAACACTATCTGTATTGACACAGAGTCCGGCAATGTCACCGTTTAATGGAATCCAACGATAAACATTGTTGTATTTGTCAAACATGTATTTCCAACCACAATCAGCAACAACATATGTAGATGCTGTTATGCCTGATGCCCATGTTGCCAATTTAGTTGTTTCATTTCCTGCTTGATTGACAACATTAGAAGAAGGTGGAGAAATGAATGTGATACAATCTTTTCTACTTTCTGCAATATACCTAACATATCCTTGTAAAGTTGTATTTGCATCGCCAGTGATAATTAATGAAACATCTACTTCATCGGCATTTTTATATAAGTCATATGATGTTTGTAAGTTAGAAGTGCTTGGCATATCATCGTTACCACCG